TTTGTAAACCTATCAAACAATATATCTCCTTTATGGGATATAATAAAGATATTTTCTTTTGTTAAATCTTTTAATATCTTAAAGAAATCATCTGTACCTTGACCATCTAAACTTGAATCAAATATCTCATCTAATACTAGTAGATTGGTGTTGGTACTATTTTTCATTTTTGCAATTGCTCTCCAAGTAAATAACAATGCAAGGTCTATTCTCATCTTTTCTCCTTCACTAAAGTTATTATAATCAAAAGTATCTCTATGTCTGCTTTTAACCGTTTCTTTAAACTCTTCATCTAAATGGAATGATACGAAAAAATCCATTGATTGTAAATACTGGTTAATTAAAGTATTCATAATAGGTATATACTTTTTAATAATCTTTGATTTAGCACCTTTATCATTTAATATTTCTCTTATAATATCTACATATTTCTTTTCTTCAACAACTTGTTCTAAATTTGTTTCAGCTATCTTTATTTCTTTTCTCATTTCTTCAAGGTCTGATTCAATTGATTGACTATCATTTTTATATTGTTCTAGGTCTGTAATCTCTTCGTGTATCTGGTCACTATGTTGTTTAATACCTTCTAGTGATGTTTCTATCTTGGATATTTCAATATTTAAATCTCTAATCTTTTGTGATACAGCATTATATTCATTGACTTGCGTTTCTGTTTTAACTATCTCACTTAATAAATCTTTCAGTCCAGTATCCAATGTGTTAATTTTGTGCCCGATTTGTGCCATCTTCTCCGTCTTAAATTCTTTATCAATATCCTGTGTACAAGTAGGACAAGTTTCATTTTCTTGGAGAAATTCCAATGTTCTTTTATTGTTTAATAAGTTTGTCTCTATCTTCGCTTCTAGTTTTGCCAATTTATTTACCTTTGAATCAACCTTGTCTCTATCTTTTATACAATCCTGTGCTTTAATTATCTCTTCATTGTGTTCTTTGATTTTCTTATGGTAATTTACACTAGCTGCGTTGTTTTTTTCTATCATTTCTTGTTTACGTGTCTGGTCACCAATATTACGCTGTTGGAGAGACTTTAGATGTTTTGCTTCTGTTTCGTACTTAGCCTTTATCATTTCGCATTGGTGGCGCACCTCGGTAACTTTTTTTTGTAAATCACTTTGTTGCGACCTTAAAATTAAGTCCATCAGCCCAAAAACTCTTATATCTAAAATTTCTTCCACTACTTCTCTTCTGTATCTTGGTTTCATCTTCATAAATGGCTCATAAGAAGAAGAGCCTAAAATAACCACCTGTATAAATGACCTGTAATTACATTTCATTATATTCTTTTCTAGGTATTTTTGATAATCTATGGTTGAAGCGTGTTGATTAAGTAATTCACCATTTTGGTAAATTTCAAATTTGTTTGGTTTAATTCCTCTTATAATCTTATAGCTCTTTGTACCAACATCAAACTCTATTTCTATTTCAGAATCACCATTGTTGATGGTGTTTACCATTTGTTCTTTCTTTATCATTCTGAAAGGTCTATTAAACAATCCATAACATAAAGCATCCAATAAGGTAGACTTACCACTACCATTGGCACCTATAATTAATGTAGTATTAGATTTTCTTAAATCTATTTCTATTGGAGTATTACCTGTAGATAAAAAATTCTTCCATCTTATCTTCTTAAATGTTATCACTTACCATCCTTTAAAACTAACTTCACCTAATAATTCTATATTGCCTGATACGGACACCCTTGTACCTGGACTTTTAAATGGTGGTACCGAGTGTCTTAATTTTCCAGGAAAAATAAACATCATACCTTTTTCTGGCATAAAATGATGTTCAGTTCTAACTAATTTCTGCCACTCTCCATAATAAAATGCAATAGCACCTGGACCTGTACCAACTCCTTTATATTTTTTCTCTTCATCTAACATATCTTCTGGTATATCCAAATATAATACAAATGAAAAATCAGCACCGTGTGTATGTGGTGGATTAAACTCACCTGCTTTCATAAAGTTTACCCATAAACTCATTATATTAATGCCTGTTATTTTTTTATAACCGTGGTTACCATCTGGTTCCACCATTCTTTCAAATGTTTCAAAATAAGGATTAAAATATGGTTTAAAGTTTTTTATAAACCAATCTATATCTGGTTTTTCAAATGAATTTTCTACCTTTATATGACCTGCCAAGTTTTCGCTATTATCTATATGTGTTTTTTTAGCTCTTCTTAATAGTTCATCACAAAGTTTATGGTCTACCATTGTCTTTGCTAATATAGGACCAAAAGGAAAATATCTATGTATGATTTGACCTTCTTTTTGTTCTTCCTCTTTACCTGTAATTGCTGAGCCTGGATTTAATTCTGCCATTATGTTTCACTCGCCTCATTATAAATTTCACTAACAAATTTTTTCAGTTTTGGTTTATCTAAATCTGTATTAATTTGGTCAATGTAGTTTTGTAAAAATGTCATAGTATCCTCACCTTGATCTAATATATTTTCTTTAACCGTTTCTGTAATATCTGTACCACCATCTTCAATAATATTAACTTCGTGTACATTTATTTCATTTTGTAATCTATCAATCATTCTATCAAACATATCTTGGTCTGTACGGTTGGTTACAAACACTTTAACAAAACAATCTGTATAACTTGTTAAATCTTTTTCATTATAATTTTCTTTTGTATCATCATAATTAATCTTTCTAAAAATTCTAAATGGATTTGCTACTCGTTCTAGTTCTCTTGTTGATGTATCAAAAATATGAAACCCTTTAGGACAATGGTAATCTGACCACATTATTTCATATTGAGTACCTAGATAATAGATATGACCATCACTTGATTTTTTATGAAAGTGTCCTGATATAACCTTTTCAAATCTTTTAAATATTTCTTTTTCAAAACCTTGTTCATTAACGTGTCCTCTATGCATTTCAAAACCTTTAACTTCTATATGGCCCATAAGAATCTCAGCAGTAGAATTATCTATCTGGTAATAAGAATCTTCCTCATTGTCATCACAAATCCAAGGTACAAATAATATATCAAGACCATCAAAATTAACTTGTTGAGTCCTAGTATAAATTTTTGCGTTTTTGTTAATACTTAAATTGTTCATAGCATTTACTTCATTGGTATTCTTATAATATGTGTCGTGATTACCAATAATAATATGTGTATCAATACCTAGTTCTTCTAGTTTGTTCCAAAATACTTTTTTAAAATTGTGTGCTGTATTATGATTAATAAACTTTCTTCTATCTACCACATCACCTAAATGTATAAGTGTTTTAATGTTGTGTTCTATTAAATATGGAAAAAATACTTCATCATAAAATTTGTTTTGATATTTAACAAATGCTGGATTATCATTCCTACACCCAAAGTGAGTGTCATTAAGTAGTGCTATTCTCATTTAGGTACCTCTGGTACATTTATAATTGACATCTTACCACCATCTAAAGGCACATAATAAAAATGTGTTATGGAAAATCTTCCTAATTGTTGACCTTTATCCTCTTCTTTCATATGTACCGTATCAACACTATGAGTTGCAAAGGATGGAAAGAATACAACACGATTATTTTTACACTCAATCGTATCTCCTATATCTTCTAAATGTAAATCTCCACCTGTAAATTTTTTTGGTTCTTTATATAAAAATACTATCTTCGTATAAACAGAAAAGTCCCAATGTCCTTTATAAAAATCTCCATCTTCATAGTAGTTTAATAGTACGGTACTAAAATTTAAATTTCTCATATATCTAAAATGTATATCTTTTGTTAGATAAAGTTCTTTTGGGTCTGCTACTCTAAATAATTTTTTAGAACACCAATGATAATCAATTGGTTCGTCTGTTATAAAACGACCTGTATTTTTACCTACAACTCCAGTATCATCAATTGCTCTTGATGTTTCTTCTGGACTTAATAAGTTTCTTCCTAATCTTCTTATGTCAGGCCAGATATGACTTAATTCTGGTGGTGTAAAGTAGTTGTCTATAACAAAATAAGAAAACTCTTTTTTATAAAATTTTATATCCATATCATTAATACTATCATTATGCATAGTAAGGCTATTAACCAAGGCAGGCTATCCATAAACAATTCTTTAATCCAAATCCACCACATATTAAAAATAATTTATTTGTATGTTTAATCTTTGTTGTTTGTCTGAACAACTTGTACTACAATGTTTTAATCCAGGATCAAACATTACAGCTCTGTTTGCAACACTTTCAATTTTTTGTGTTCCTAATTTTGTATAACCATCATTGGAGTTTAAGTGATATAAACAACCTCTATGTGGCCAAGGATAATCATTATGTATAGCGTGTTCTTCTACACCTCTTCCTGGTTGAGACCCTACATTAATAAACATATTTACCTTAACTCTAATTAATGCTCTTGGTTGTATCTTATCTAACAATGGATAACATACTTTAAAAAATGTTTGGTCTATATGCATTGAAGATTGATTATATAAAAGATTACCCAATAACATAAAAGGTGGGTCTGATGGTTTTTGATCTGCTGTAACCACAGGATTAAAATACCAAGGAAATATTTTTGACCCAATAACTTCTTGCATTTCCTTATGATGGTGTGGTTCAAGAAAGTCATCTATAATAACCACCTCACCTGTTTTTATTTCTATATGTTTGTCTAATCTTTCGTCTCTATGCCAAGGTTCTTTACCTTGCATTTGTTCTTTGGTAACATCAACCATTCTTTAATCCCATAAAGTAGTCTAGTTTACCAGTTCGTTGTCTTCGTTTTTTCGGTTTCGGTTTTGTTCTATCTTTCTTTTCTGGTTCATCTACTACTATATTCTTTTGTAAAAATTCAGTAAATTGATTCTTAAATTCTCTATCATCACCTGGTTGTAATGTCATATCATCATAATTAGCTGATGATATTAATTTATGTTTAATTGTTGTTTGTTTTTTTTCTTTTTGAATTCGTCTCACAAAAGCATAATATATAATTTGTGTAAAATAAGCAAATGGATTATTTGATTTTTCTGAATTAAAATTGTCCAAATATTGTAAACAATTCTCTATACCATCACTTATCATATCGTCTCTAAATGTATAATTAATAAAGTTAGGTCTATAAGATAAGTGGTTTGCAATCTTTAGAAAACACTCACCAATATAATCGGTTACTGGTGGTTTCTCCAATTTCTTTCTTTTTGCTGATCTACAAGATTTTTTATACTCGATCATTGCCAATAAAAATTCTTTGTTATTAACGTAATGTTCGGGTTTTTTGTTTGATTTAGTCATAATAATATAATACTCTATTTTGTCTTAAAAGTCAATGCTTGGAGACTTGACAAATAAATCTCCTCGTATATAATAGGGGTGTTCCCCCTTTAGAGAAACCTAATGGAGAGTCCTTTTACCTGGGGCGATAGGCATATCAAATTCTTCTTCAAATATCTCATTTAATCTGGCAGATTCTTCGTCTGTCAGTCTTCTTCGTTCATCTTTCTTTTTTGATGGAATGTCTAATTTATTATAATCAACAACCAATTTTTTATATGAGCTTAACATATCAGGCGTGGCGTTTGTTATAGTCATTATCTTATCTTTTGGAATTGTAACCACGTGGTCGTTAGAATAACCTGTCCATTTAATTAAGGCTATATAATCTTTAACCCCCATAGGCGTTAATTGGGGAACATATCTTATCTGTAATGGTTTAACTATTCTTAATAAACTATTAGCTTCAGGCAATTGGTTTTTACCTATAGGCAAATCACACACAATATCATCACCATTAATTAGTTTGATTATTTTAGTTTGTACCTCAATTTTGACTTTAGTTTGAGGTTGTGGTTTTTGTTCCTGTTCCATTTAATTCTACCTTATGTATTTCATAATTAAACTCTTCACCATTGTATATATTTATCCTTTCACGAAAATGTTGTAACGTATAATTCTCCTTTTCGTTATATGTTAAATCATCTGCTATATCATATAACGTAGCGGTGGATCGGTTGTCCTTCAACCGTAATCCTCTACCTATACTTTGTAGATTTCTTATACGAGATTTACTAGGGCTACTAAAAATAATATTGTGTAAATTACGGATATTAATACCAGTAGAGAACGTCCCATAAGAAGCGATAATAATGGCGTTATCAGACTTTTCTGTAATAGACCTAATACGTTCCCTCTCATCAGCTTCAACTCCTCCATAGACATAAAAAATTTTCTTTCCTTCGGCTTTCTCTTCTATCATTTGCTTAAGTATGGCACCGTGTTTCTCAACATACTGAAACAAGCAAAGAGTGTTTCCATTTAATTGTGTTGCTAAATTTCGGACAAATTTATTACGTGGTTCATTTGAAACCAAATAATCCATTTCTTCCTGATAGGATTTATCCTTCAAGAAATGTCTAGCATTAGGTGGGTGTTGTAAGACTAAACAAAATATTTTTAAGTCTGCTAAATGTTTATCCTCTTGTAGTTTAGTTGTAGTGGTAACCTTTTCAACGGCACCAAAAAGACCTTCTAATACTAATTTATGCGTCTTTGTACCATCTAAAGTACCTGTCATACCAATTCTATATTTACAATCTTCTAGCTTAGTTAGTATCTTTGTTAATGATACTGCTTTAAATAAGTGTGCTTCGTCACCAACAACCATACCAAATTGTTTAAACCATTTTTTTGGCATATTATAAACAGACTGCCAAGTAGATATAACAACTCTTTTATCTGTATCTTTACCCATACCACCATAAATTCTATGTACATTAGCTAATGGATTCCAACCATAATCTTTAAAGTCTTTAAATAATTGTTCTACTAGTGATGTGGTTGGTACTATAATTAATACTTTATTGTTAACCTTTTCTCTTATTCTCAATAGATTAAATCTCACCAATAGATATGTAATGATTGATTTACCACTTGCTGTTGGAGATAATAATAGGCACCGACTTTTCTTTAATGACCAGACAAAGGCTTCTTTTTGATAGTCTCTTATTTCTAAAGGTATGTTTAATGCGTCTATAAAACCATCAATCTTTTTTAAATCTAATTCTGTATCTTTAATCTTTGTGGCATCCACCACTTCCACTTTATTATCTTTACACCATTGTAATATATAAGGGTAGAGACCAGCATATATTTGACCATTTGCATATGAAAATAATCTGATTTTTCCGTCCCATACTCGGTTACGGAATTGTGGCATAAACTTAAATCCTGGTACCTCAAACGTAAAAAATTCTCCAAGCTCTCTTCTAATATCAGCTTCAGCTTCTATTGTAAGATAAACTTCGTTCTTTTTATTAATGATAAGGTATCGGACAGGGGTCATTAGACAGCACCAGAAGTAAATTTACGCCAATCAATTGCGTTCTTAATTGTGAACGTTCTGTTGGTAATTTGCCTCAAGGTTCTATCCAAAAATTCTACTACTGCTTCAAGGTATTTGACTTTAGAAATTGCTCTTATTAAGTCATCATCAGCTTCAAGATATTTGTCTATATCAGTTTTTAAAATTTTTAAATCAAATGGCTGTTCAGCGTAAACCTTTGGGTCTGCTTTACCAGTATAATACTCCCATTTAATACGTTTCAATACTCTATAATCACTATCAGCTTTCGTTAATAGTAATTTAAATTTAGTTAGTTCTTTTAAATATTTGTTGTGTAATTGTGGTGTTTTAAGTGATTCTAAATCCAATTCAGTATCATTGATTTTTAAATCCTTATCAGCCAATTCTTGTAATTCTTCTAGTGTCATAATATCTCCATAATAACATAAAATGCTTTAAATGTAAAGCTTTTTACGAGGTAGTTGTAGTAGTCTTTGAAGCGCCAGTTTCAGCAAATTCGTATAGTTTATATCCAAACACAACGTCGCAAGTAAGATAATCTACATCCGCTGCCTGTTGGTTATAACTCAAAGAGCTTAATGAAATAGGAAATATATCACTAAATCTAACCTCTACTATAGAGTTATTTTTAGCAGATAATACTGATAAAGTAGCATCCGAATATATAGCACCAACATTTGGTGGTGGAGCAGTAACCTTACCAGCGTCTCCAACATAATCTCTTGTCTTTGATGTAGGAAATCTATCTTGTCCACCTCTTAATAATGTACCAAATTGATTATGGTCTTGAGGAAATCCTAAACCTACCATCCAACCGTGCAACTCTCTAAAGTTTTCAAGGTATTCATCACACAAAAATGTCATTGTAAGGTTTGAGTATGTTAGCTTATCACCTGGTACTGGTATATTTTTTAAAGGTGTTGGTTGTGATGTTTCACCTAATTCGATACCAGGTATTGTAGCTGCTGTACAAAAATATTCAACTTTAGGTAATTTGATTATACTAAACTTGAATTGCGTTGGACTTGCATAGTCCAATTTTGTAGGTTGTCTTGATAATGTGTTTATTGTGGTCATATGGATATTTATAAGCAAAAAAGGCTAAAAAAAAGGGGACCCGAAAGCCCCCTTTTTAATTTTATTATATAAGCCTGTATAACAGATTACATAAGATTAGCAACTTGTACTTTTCTGTAGTATCTGTTTGCGTTAGCCGAACCTGAACCGTTAATTACAGCTGCGTCACCAGTACCTGCTTCAGCAAAAGGATTTGCTTGTAAGCCGTATCTAGTTTTAAAGCCGATTTTCGGTTGGAAAGTGTCTTGACCAACAGCTCTAACCATTTGTAATGGTACATATGGGCAGTAGAATATACCAGCGTCATATGGTGATGTACCTTTGTATCCTACAACGAAATACTGCTTAGCAGCATTGTTCGCTGAATATGGATCAATGTACACTTTATATTTACCATTAAGAACACCTGCAAAAGTATTGCCTGTGTCATCAACAGATAGATTGTTGTTAAGTGCTGGAGCGTAATCTAACACACCTGCCATTTGAAGTGCCGAAGCAACGTCAGATGAACAGATAATTATATTACCTCTTCCTCTTCTTGTTCTTTGAGCGATTACATTAGCTTCACGTTCAACTTGGAACATTAAACCTTTGAATCTTTCAACAGACCATCTACCGTTAGAGTCAGTATCTAAATCAAAGATACCTGCAGTTGTAGTATTAACACCTGCTCCTTTTTCGGAGTTAATGTAAATAGTTCTAACTACTTCTCTATTGATCTCAGCAAGTATTTCACTTGATAAGATGTTAGCTAGTTCTGTTTCAGCGTCTAAACCGTGGATTGCTTTTAAATCTTGAGCAAGTTCCATAGTATATTCCGCTTTAAGAGCTCTTGACTTGGCAGTCACCGTAGATTTCTCTATTGAGAAAGCCATTTCAGCAAAAGCATTACCACTTGCGTCTCCCAATGCTTCAGCAGCAGCTGTAGTCATTGCAGTACCAGCAGTATATGTTCCTGGTGAGCTATCATTAAGAACGCTTGGATTTGTTCCAGCGTGTGCTGTAGATGAATAACCATCAACAGATGAACCAGCAGCATTTCTACCAGAGAAATCAGTATCAGCTTCATCAAATAAAGCTTCTGTTCCTGCTTGTGTAGCGTATCTGCTTCTCATTGCAAATATCAAGCCAGTTGGACCTGTCATAGGTTGAACACCAGCAATATCATAAGCAATTAAATTAGGCATAGCTCTTCTAACCAATGAGATTAGAATTGGGTCCCAATTTGCAATACTAGCGCCAGTAGCGTTAGTAGGTGCAGCTTCTGATAAAAAGGCGTTGTCTTCCTTTGCAGCTCTTTCCTGGTTTTCTAGGATAGTTGCGGTAACGGCACGTTTGTAAGTATCTTCAATCTTTGGAAGATCTGGATGCTCCAAAACAGGCTGCCATTTTTTTTCGTAAGTTTCTGATAAAAACATTTTTATCTCTCCCTCTTTATTATATTATTTAACACCAATTTTGATGTCTTTTGTTTTACTAATAGCGGCCGTATAAGCAGCCATTGCATTAGACAGATCGGGGTTAACCTCACCGTCAGTTGCCGCTACATTATCTAGTTCACCTGCTTCTTTCTTTTGTCCGAAGTAAGACTCTTTTACCGTCTTAACTTTCTTTCTAAAGTCTTCAGCATTTGTGTATTCAATTTCTTCTGAAAGTTTGTTAAACTTTTCTTTGGCTGTGTCAGCTAAATCAGCAGACTCTTCTTTACGAATTTTATCTGCCATTAAACCACCACTTTCTTTATTAAGTTCAACATTCTTGTCAATTTCTTCATTGAGTTTTTTCTCTAACTCTTCAATCTTATTGCTTTGGTCTTCAAGTACATCATATTTTTCGTCTGGCACATCTATGTAATGTTCTTCAAATAATTTTTTGAGACCATTAATAAAGTCCTCAGCGATTTCGCCCTTGATACCTCTTTCAATAGCAATCTTGTTTTCTTTCATCCATTCCTCAACAACATAGTTAAGATATGAATCTACTTTTTCAACAAGACCGTTTTTGATTTCGTTAGTGTCTGACTCAAGTTTTTCTTTATATTCTGCTTCCATTTCTTCTGCCATTGCTTTTACTTTTGATGTATAAGCAGCTTCGAAAACGGTAACAGCTTTATCCTTAAATTCCTCGGATAAAGAATCCTCTCCTGAAAGCAAAGCGTCCACGTGTTCTTTCGCTTCTTTTTTCATAGCGTCTTTAAGTTTATCGTGGTTAGATTTTTCTACTTCTTTTGCAGTAGCGTCCTCTTTTTTAGTCTCAGCCTTCTCGTCTTTTTTATCTCCATCTTTTTTATCAATGAATTTTTTTAGACCAGCAGGCATTTCGCCTTCGGAAATTTCTTTATCGCCATCTACTTCGGCACTCTCAACCGTTTTGCTTTGACCAGGATGGCTCACTTTGGTAACTTTTCCGTCTGTATCGGATTTACCACTAGCGTCGCCAGCAATAGCCTTAGCATTCGTTTGATCTTGTGCTTGCTTAGATTTTTTAGTAGCGTCAGGATTATCCTGTCCAACTGGTTTTACAACCGCTGGGCCTAAATCTTCTGCGTCATTTTTCAGATGAGTTGGCTCAGATGGAACAGCATTCTTTTTAGGAGCACTAGCTTGAGGATTAACGGCGTTTGCTTCTTTAACTGCAGGCGCTTTTACAGGCTCTGCAACTTTTTTAGCAACGTCGGTTTTCTTCTCGCCTTCTTGCTCTTTCTTGACTTCTACTCTTTTATCGTCTGTATCGGCCATTGAGAATTCTCCCTCTTTGTTTGTTAAAATAAATTTATTTTACTTTCGTTAATAGATATTTATAAAATTATAGATTTTGAAGCAACTTTTTGAACGCCATTGCTTTAGTTTCAGCAAGTCTTGTTCTATGTTCTTTCTCTAAAACTCTCTTCCATCCATCAACGCTTTGTTCACGTAATGCACCATTGTCCCATACCCACTCTTTTCCTTCCATAATACCTTCTACGAAAGCGTCTGGAGCAGATGGATCGGCAACAATGTCAGCAGCGGTTGCTAAATAAAAATCAGATTTCACATAGTTTGCGCCACCTTTATTTTCTAAAGTACCCATACCTCTTGAAGATACGCCCAATTGAGCGCCTTCGTCAATAAGACCTTTAACAATCTTACCATATGGGGTGTTCATTACTTTAGCTTCACCAATAAAATTCTTACCATCTGGATATAATTTTTTAACCATATGTGATACTCTTTCGAGGTTCACAACTGGTCCGTCAGGATGTCCTAACTCTCCAAATGCACGATTCTTATTAATAAATTCTCTATTGTATCTTGAAACTTCTCTTTCCAAAATGTCTTTTGGATAAACTCTACCATTACGGTTCTTAATATCTGATTGTAAGAATATACCTTTAATCTTATATTCTTTTTGACCGTTCTTTTGTTCTACTAAGCATTGTGCGTTAGTTATCTCTTCTGATATAAGTTTCATTTGTCTCTCTCTTCTTTACTATTTATAAGATTTATTATCTAAATTCAACAATTATTGCGTAATTGTCACCAACTGCAAAGTTTTTAGTAGAAAACAACACATCTCCCGTAGGTGTTGTAGCGTTGTTAGGGATTGAATTACCGTCAGTCCTAAAATCCATAACTCCATTTCCACTTAAAAACAATGCTGTCGAGTTTGTAGCGCCTGCCCAAACTATCTCTACACCACTTTTATTATTAGCGGTGTTAATTGAATAGTAAACTCTTGCTATAGTTCTATTACCATCTTCGGTCATAAAAGTTGTGCCTGAAGCGTCAACTTTAGATACCAAAGTTTCACCTGTACCGTCTGAAAAGTTTGTAAACTTAGCTACATACTTTACTCCAGATGTATCTGTAATTACCTGTGAGGTTACTGCGTCTGCCATTATTCTTCCTTCTTATGCTTTCCTAAAATTTCAACAATCTCCCAACTGCCGTCATTATAATGATGTACGTGAGCATCCACCAAATCACACATAAAAGCTAAACTCTCACCATCTATCTTATAAGTGATACCGTTTATTTCCACACTATCCATTTCCTGTGATTTATTTCTCCACTTTTTCTCAACCTCTCTTTTAGTCTTTAAGCAATCGCTCATACTATTTGCACCTTTATGGTCAATCAATGTACCATCAGCAAATACACAAACGGCAAAAACTACTTCCGATTTATGCTCTTCCTGAGCTGCTTGTTCTTCTTCGGTTAGATTACAACTATTAGTATGATTGTCTTCTCCACAACCATTGCAATTAGCTTCTGCTCTTTGTGAGTATAATAAAATACCAAATACAAATGCAATTAAAAATATACCTGATAAAATACCAGCTAACCATTTAGTATCGCCGTTTCTAAATCCGATTTTTTCTATAAGTTCTTTAAACATATTTGTCCTATCTTATTGGCGGAACATACATTACGCCACCGTTCTTCCAAAGATTATTTAAACCTCTTTCTAAAGCAAGTGGTGTTTGTGGTCCCACATTTCTTTCAAACGATTCTCCATAGTTACCAACTTGTTTAATAATATTGTATCCGAATTTCATACCAACTCCTAACATAGGACCGATATAACCTTCTTCACCCAAAATTCTTAAAACTTCTTTATTCTTACTATCTAACATACTATCTACATTGTACATTGTGATACCTGCCTCTTCAGCATTTATCATAATGAAATGTGTCCATCTTATTATATCTTCCCACTCCTGGTCACCTTGTCTTACAAGTGGACCTAATGGTTCTTTAGATATAATTTCTGGCAATACCATCCATTTACTAGGGTCTTCGGCACCAGCTCTTGCTGAAGCTAAACCTGAAGCGTCTGTAGTAAACACATCACAATCGCCAGCAAATAGTTTTGCTTTTGCGTCTTTATTACCTTCAACATAAATTGGTTTATATTGCATATTATTTTCTGCAAAGTAATCATTTAAGTTTAATTCACTTGTGGTTTCTTTTGTAATACATACAAACGCACCATCTAATTCTTTTGCACTCTTAATATCCAATTCGGTTGGTATTAAAAATCCTTGACCGTCATAGTAATTAACACCTGCAAATTCGAACATCAAGTTAACATCACGACTAATTGTCCAAGTAGTATTTCTTGCAAGTACATCAATTTCTTTTGACGCTAATGTTGGAAATCTTTGAGCTGCATTTAAACCTACAAACTCAACTTTACTAGAGTCTCCAAATACACCAGCTGCAACTGCTTTACAGAAGTCAACATCTAAACCACTCCAATTTCCTGCGTCATCTTGAGCAGAAAATCCAGGTAGACCTGCATTAACTCCACAGATTAAATAACCTCTTTCTTGTACGGTTTTTAAGAGACCGACTTCTTGTTCTATTTTAATACTCTTTGTTGTATTACAACCTACTAAAAATAAAGCAACGAATAAACTCATTAATATTTTTTTCATATAATTAATCCTGTGTTAACACTTCTGTTTGTTTTTTCTTTTTCTTTTCAGTAAGCGACTTCGCTGTACCACCTAATTTTAAACTACCTGATTGGTCAGGCATTTTATTTTTAATACTAATAATGTTACCATCAGCGTCTATTTCTGCCATAGACGGACCACAAATAACTCTACGGCCGTCTTTTAATTTCTCTATTGCTCGTTTATCTTTCAAGCAATCCATTAATCCATCATACTTGATAAACTCGCTAGAAGTATTGGTCACAACAAACATTGTGATAATGGTAACTAAAGTAGTTGCGTCCATATCTTATTCTCCTGTTTTATATCCGTTCTTGGCTTCTCTAATTTTGTCCTTTAATTCCTCAATATCGGCTAAAGCCTTATCCATATCTTTTTGCAATCTTTCAATGTTAACTGCATTGTTCATCATATTCTGTAAATCTTTTTGAATTGCTTCCACTTGGCCACTCAAAAACTCAATTAGCATAAATTGCTCAGAATCCGCTGGCAAGGAACCCATATCCCCTCTTGGCCATTTGATTCTAAATTCGTTGTTCTTTTCTATATCTACTCCAAGCGCTTCTTCTGCTTGTTCTAAATCTTTTGTAAGTAATGTTGTATTAGTTTCCAATTTATTTAACCGCTCAATTACCCCGAAATATGCCCACACTCCGACAGCCACAGCCGAAATTATGGCAAGCAGGTTTTTCATTGGCATACTTACTGCCGATTCACTTGATATATCCAATCGTTTCATAAAGCCTTCTTATTAATTTTTAACTTCTTGGTGATCCTACAGCGCTAGCATTGCTTGTACCACAAGTAATTTTATCGGAAGGTGCCTTCTCAATAATTACCGTGTCACCATTTTCCAAATAAAATTGACCTAGTTGAGTATCGTCTGTATCTAACACAGCACCAGTCACGTCGGCTGTTGCTGTTATTCTTACAAACTGAGCAGACCCAATTGTATTAGCACTTGGATTTGCAACTACATCACCTTTTACTATAAATGTTTGTGCCATCTTTTTCTCCTAATTTCCTATTCTCTTTTCGATTACTTTATCTAATCGACCTTTAATGTTAAACAAACTTAAATTTTCGTCAAGTTCTTCATCAAGATATTCCCATATAGCATATTCATCACAATCAAAAGCCTTAGCAGCTTTCTTTACTGCTTCCTCAAAGTCTTTAACAACCGAACCAAGTCTAATTGATTCGTCTCTATATTCAAAGTCTTCAAATATATCCCTTACGGCAGCTTTATATTTTGGTGAAAGATTACTATAAGCATTAGAATCAAAAAGATTCTTTCTTTCAAATATATTACTGACCTTCAGGTTCATTTGCAGCTTCTGGTTGTGGTGCTTCAACTGGTTCCGCTGGTGCCTCTTGAGCAGGCGGAGTTGGAGCTTCCAAATTCATTTCTGCGCCAGTAGTATCTACTACTTTATATGGATTAGGGTCTGGATCTGCAACAGCTGGTTTCTCATCACTTATTGGCAAAGCCTCTCCTGTAAACATATTAGCAGCTAGATTCTGTCTTGCTGTATCTAATTGATCTCCTACTTTATCTCTCAAAGCATTTTTAAATGCTTCTCCAGCGTCGGCGTTATCGCCTGATTGTAGTTTATCAATAAAGTTTTTTACATTGTCTGACATAATAGTATTTATCTCCTATTCTTATTTTTACTTTCACCAAAGCTTGATGAAGCGTCTGGTGTTTGAGACTGGTCTTCAGGACTTGAAATTACTCCCTTATCAATCTCTTTCTTAATTTGACGGTCAATGTCTTCCATTTCTCTTTCGTTTTGTTTAAGAACGTGCTTTCTTAAATACTCAACGGAATAGAATTTACCTATATAATCTCTCATTTCATTTGCTAGAGTAAGTCTTTCTCTCATCATTTCTGATTGTTTCAACTCAGCAAAGTAACCGTCTTGTAAGAAATCATAATTAAGATGTGGTACTATCATTAACCAATCATCTTCATTGCATACAGCTTTAAGTACCAATTGTGTATGTAGTAAATCGTTAAATAATTCAGTAAATTTCTTTCTTAATCTTTGAACAAATTTAGTAAATTTAACTTCGTCTCTTGATATTTCAGCAGTTCGTCCTAAATTAAAACCACTAGAAGCTTCTAATCTACTTACTGGTACATTTAAACTTCTATAAAGTTTTCTTTGGAAGTAATCTAAATCTCCTATTTCTCCTAGATTTTGACCACCTGGTAAAGTTTCAATATTTGTTCCTCTACCACCTTCTCTACTTGGTAACCAAAAGTCTTCAAGCATAGACATATAATTTCTATCGTCTCTAATCTCTCCTGTACTTGCGTCATAGACAAGTTTATTTCTATATCTTGCCATAACATCACGGAGATATTGCTCTGCTTTTACCTTCGGTAAATTACCAACATCAATTTTAAAAATTCTTCTTTCAGGTGCTCTTGCTATTCTGTATATAACAACAGCGTCCTCAATCATACGTAACTGATTGACAGGCTTAATTGCCTTATGTAAATATGATAAGACTATATTTTTATTTTGGTCTACAAGTCCTGATGGACAAAATGCAATAGCATCCGTTGCTATTTTTAGACCGCCTGTAGTTTGATTAACAACACCTTTTTCATTGAATATAAAATACTCTTCAAACTCATCTATAACACTTAATCCAAATGGTGTTGGACCGTCTGGTCTTTTCTTTCTGACTTCACGAATCTTTTTAATTTTTCGTGGGTCAATATATCTTAATTCTGTTATACCTTTGATAGGTGAATCTCTATCAATTATTTTATGATAATATATTCTACCATCAACATACCAACGTCTGTATATATCGTGTCCTTTGGTATGAAAATTCATAAGACGGAGAATTTCTTTAAATTCATCCTCTATCTTACGTCTTACTTCACTTCCAAATGGGATATTATCCAGATTTAATCTTACTGGATCTTTTAGCTCGTTTGCTACGATAGATTCATTGATGATATCCTCAATCGCCATATCACACTCGGGGTGTAGGGCAATTTCTCTATATCTTCGTATTAGTTCCTGCTCACTTTTGGCAGTACCTTCCATATCAAGGTACTGGCCAAAATAACCACCAGCGGAGATAACTTGTGTGCCATCATCCGCTTGTGGTACCGTGAAGCTTTGTTTTGGATCTGCTGTCGGTTTTAACCGTTCTATCTTAAACCCAAATAATTCAGCCATAATTTAGTTCTCCTTTAAATTCTCCTAATATTTATAGAAGATATTAAGTAGTTGTATTCGATTCAAAGAATTGGTATCCTAGAGTTACCGTGAATGTCTCAATCTCATCTGCCTGAGCATATGATAATTCAGTCACCCCTATTACCGTAGGAAACACTCCTCTTAAAGTATAAGATTTAATCGTTGCACCGTTTCTATCTAAATGATCAACAAAAGCGTCAACTTGATAATCAGCAGGATTTGTTAATCCTTCGTTATCAGTCATATTGTTCATACCATTGTTCCATCTTTCAAACGCATTACGCAATTTGAAATTGGTATCATTTAGTACCGTTATTGTCCAATCTTCGAACGTTCTGTCACCAGCTAAAAATATGTTTCTGCCTCTAAAAGGTACTGCTACCTTTGATACCGTCATTGCAGGTATTTGAGCAGCTGAACATAAAAATGCCAGTTCTTCTATTTCTCCACCAACTTGTGCAAAACCAGGAAAAGGCATTACTACCTTATACTGATTCGGTCTAGCGCCACCGCCAGCAAGTTTAGCTTTGAAGTCATTAATGTTTGCCATTGTTATTCTCCTTTTCTATCCTTACCCAGCGATTTCCTCAAACGATACGCCAGTTCTTGTCGCAACGAATGATAACGTTATGAAGTTAATGCTTCTAGCAGGTTTAACATAAATCTCTGCTTTGAATTCATTTCTATCTATAACGTCGCCTGTGTTGTTAGTTTCATCACACACTACTAAAAAGTCTGTGATACCTCGTCTGCCTTGTACTTCTCTTAAAAACGGTTCTACTATATTTCTAAAGTTAGCTCTTGTAAATTCATCATTGAATTCAAAGAGTTGGAATTTAGAAGCAGTTGAAATCGCCTTTTCTAAAGTAATAAACAAACGTCTTACATTTATTCTATCAAATGCACTCGGTGCTGAAAGTCCAGTTTTGTCTCCGAACAATACCGTGCCTTGACCTGGGAAGGTCGCAACAGGATTTACTCTTGCTCTGTACAAATCGTCTCTTTCAGTTTTAGTTGGATTATATGCCAATTTAATAGCGCCTCTAATTTGACCTCTATTCAGACCAGCTGGTGAATACCAACTATCTGCAATCAAATCAGTTCTCGCTGCCAAACCTGCAATATCTCCGTTCAAAGGTACGAATCTATTGACATCAGCATATCTATCGTACATATATTTGTATCCTGAATCGAATACTATGTAAGATGATGATGAGATTCCGTCAAAAAATCCTTTTACGTTTGAAGTTTGAGTCACACTTGAAGCTATGTTTACTACGTCTGATCTTTCAGGTGAAGCAAATACTACACAATCTTTTCTATTCTCAGCTATTGTGATAAGATTATCTATATGTGTAGCGTCGCCTGAACCTGCAATTATAAGTCCTACGTCAGTTGTGTCTGCATCCTGGAATTTTTCATAAGCAGTTTTCTTTTGACCAACCGTAACCGCCGAACCATTAGCACCATTTGATAATGATGTTAATGTTGGTGTTGTTACGTCTGTAAAAGTTAAACTAGCTACCGCTGATCCCCAGTTTGTACCTGAAGAGTTGTGGTCCATCCAGTAAATATGACTTGATTTATTGTAAATCACATCTGGATAGTAATTAGTATCTCCTTGAGGATTTTTTGCGTCTGAAGCTTTTGATACTGAATCATAAACTTCTAAAACTTCCCCTGGAGTACCTGAAATATCTCCATCTTCGTCAATGACTACTATATGCATTTCGTCATTAACACCGCTTCTTGCTGAAGCATATGGTGATGTTCCTGGAGCGCCTGACACTTGATCATAATATCTCCAACGTCTTCGTACATTTCCACCGTTAGTAGGAACGGAGTGTAAACCACCTGTTCCTGTCTCTTTACGGACAAATGTAATGTCGTTGGTACTTTTACTGGTTACTCGGTATTCATACCCTCCAGTTTCAGCAAAGTTTATAATATCTCCAACATTAATGTTAGTTCCGCTAGTTACCGTTACCGTAGTATCGCCAACTGCCATACCTGCGTCATTGATTGTTGTTACCGCTGTTTGTTCGTATGCTGTACTTGAAGGACATATAGACACCAATAAACTATTACCCCAAGCGCCTGCTGTTCTAGCAGCCCACTCGCCTACAGAACCTTGTCCTGTGGAGTAATTGTTGGAATAATCAGTAGTATTCTTAATAACAAACGTACTGCCTGAAGCAGTAGCATTCGATATTGAAGTGTTTTGAGCTCGTACAACTCTTAAAGCATTAGAATATTGTAGGAAGTTTGCAGCCGAAAACCAATCTTCAAAATTTGAAGTGTTTGGTTTACCGAACAAACTAACTAATTCATTTTCACTTGAAACTGATACAACTTCATCTAAAGGACCTTGAGCAAATTCTCCTGCAAAAGCACCTGTAGCTGTTGAAACAGCTGGGATTATTCTTGTTAAATCCCTTTCTTGTACGAGAACACCTGGTGATACTTGAAATGCCATTTTTGTTCTCCTAATTAATTAATTTTAATGTTAACATTTTCTCAAAAATCGTATTATTCATACGCCCATAATCAAATTCTTTCATTGCTTATATTTATAAAATACTTAAATTACAACCCTTTTCTAACAACTGGATGCCAAACGGTACCATATTCATCTACTTGACTTTTAGGATCTGGCTCATTTACTCCGTCATCTACAAAACCAAAAGGTGCCATATCTTGCTCAATTAAATTCTTCTGCTCTTCATATAGCTGAGCTCTGACATTTAAGTCCGTCATTTCTTTAAAGAATTGTTGATTAGATAACCAACCAAATAGTATTAAACAAGTCATCAAGTCATCATTACAACCTTCTTCAGCCATCCAGGAATTACCCTTTCTAGCAAAAGTGGACATTTCTTCTATGATATTAAAAGAATTGATGATTAATTTGCGACTTTCTATAATGTCTTTGATATTAGAACAACCAATTTTCTTTACTTGTTTAGTCATACGGACACCTAATGATGTACCTCTTTGACTAAATCCAATACCTAATATTTGGCCTGCTCTTCCTCTTTGAGTTGTCATTAATATATTATCATATTCAATTTCATAATGTAATGTTTCCGAAATTTGTTGACCAAGGTCGTTAGTCTCTACAAGTAAGTGTGCTTTATTATATGCCTTGGCAGTTTGTTCAATAATGTTAGGAAAAACAAATGGTTTAATTTCATTGTTTTTATATTGTGCAACTACTTTATATGGGACTTTTGTAATATCTATTATTAAAAATGCTGAATAATCTTTTACTACACCTCTAGCAACATCAACCGTACAAACATATTGGTGACCTTTAATAGGTTTTTCAAACATTTGTAAACCTGATTGATTTTGTAATGGTGTCATATATGGAGTTGACTTAATAATACTAGGTGAAATTAAAGTATCTACAGAACCTAAAAACTCACACTCAAACTCCGATTGGAATTGTTCAGCTGATGTATTTCTTATTGTTTGTTCTTTCCATTTTTCGTCTCTACCTGGTACCTCACTCCAATGTACTTCAATAGGTACATAATCATTTTGTTTATTTTCAGCGTCCGTCCATAACTTATAATACATATTCATTCCGTGAGGAGTAGAAACTATAATCATCTTTGTACTTGAACCAGATGATATGGTAGGATAAACTGAACTAAAAAATTGTTCGGCAATATTAGCAGGTACGAAAGCAAACTCGTCAAGGAATATTATGTTATATGAACCACCTCGAATAGCACTTGATGATGTTGCAGCTGCTATGATGGTCGATTTGTTTTCCAATTCTATACTACCTTTATTCCAATTAAATACTCCTTGTTGTAACCATTTTGGTAAATTTTCATATGCTAATTGTAATCTACCTAAAATATCTCTAGCAGTAGATGATTTGTTGGCAAGAATAGCTATATTAGAATTAGGATTAAATAATGCATAATGCAATAGATAAGAAATAATAGTAACCGATTTACCTGATTGTCTAGGCAATTTGCATATGGTGAATCTATTATTATGAATTGTACCTATAATATCTTTTTGGAAATTATACATTTTAAAAGGTATAAGTCCTTCATCAAGGGAAACTATCTTACAATAAGTTTCAATAAAATATGATGGATTCTTTTCACACTTTTGGTATTCTAAAATTTGTTCTTTAGTAAATTCCTGTGGTGTGTTAACCTTTTTTAAATTAGGATTACCTAGATATGCTGAATTCTCTTCACGCATTTAAAACTATCCCCTCTATGTGTGTATAACCTAATGAAATAGCAGCCTGTATTCTTTGACTACCTTTCCATACACTATATTTCTTTTCAACGTATTCTGCACCGTTAGCACCTTTTCTAGGTGTTTCATTAATATGATGTTGATTAACTTGTATTGGTTCCACCATATGAGCGCCTTTCATTATTTCAGACAAAGCGGTCATTGTCTTGATGTAAGTTAAATCCTTAATTGCTAGGACTTGTTTCTTTGGGTGGTTGCTTGACGCCTTTAGTATTTTCATTTTTTCCTTTCAACATCTTTTGTAATTCAGCAGTAGAACCTACGAACAATGCATTTTTAATTGTTGCTGTTGTCTTGTTCGGCAATTCTTTTAGGTCTTTTAATTTCTTTTGTAAGTCTTGTAGTTTATCTACCGTTTGTCCAACTTGACCTATTAATTGTCCTGCTACTTCATAAGCTCTAGGGTGTTGACCTTCTTTTGCAATATCTAAAATACCTTGTATTGCTTCTTGTCCTTTTTCAATTAAGTTATAGTAATTTTCTCTACTATAATCATAATCTGTATCAACATCTTCTCCCTTACCATTACCTCTTGGTACAGGTGGTTCAAATTTTTTCTCTACTACTTCCTGTTTTGGTTCGCCAGTAGGAATATCTAAACCTAAAATTTCATTTACACTTTTCTCTAATTTACTCATAATTATTCATCCGTATCCGTTGAAGGATTATATTTTTTTGTGTCATCATAAAAATTTATTGTAGTTGTAAATCCAAAATCATCATCAGCATCCGCTGTTGTTGGATTTGGTATAACAATAATTCTAGATTCTCTAGCACTTGTTACGTCGGTATCACTATGCATATCAGCTTGTGTTTCTTTAATAACGCCAGCTTTGGACATAGGTCCGTATAAGTAAGTTTTTGCCGTAAACCCTAAAGTATATATAACAGCTCTTCTAGTAGTAAAATCACCAGAATAACTATCTTCATAAGATATATTATTTAAAACTATTGGTACGTCTCTTTTAATATCTAAATCAGGTATCATATTAATTTTTACCGTATAATCTGGTTGAAAGAACGGTAATATTTGTTCAACTATCTGTAAACCATTTTCAGCAGTTGCTGTAAAACAAAATAAGTTATAACTTATATTATATGGAACAGGTGTATAATTATAATCTAAAATTTTTCCACTTGTATCCGTTTTAGTATGTACTTTCTTAAATTTTTCTACTCTTGTTAATTTTCTAGTAGGGTCATATGCCAAACCTGAAATTTCAAATCCCAATCTTGGTAAAGTTATTGCAAATTCTCTACTCTCTAAATCAGGTTGTTGTTCTAATCTAACTAAAAACTTTTCTTTAGGCGCATATGCTAAAGGTACTTTAACTCTTTTGGTAACAGCACCTGTAGAAGAAGTATTTTGTACTATAATATTATTAAAGATTTGACCAAATGCAATAGTCAATCTTCTTAATCCTTCGTTATAAAAATATTTACCAAACATATATTATCCTGTAAAGTCTACCTCTCCAAATGGGTTTCTTTCTGTAAAGTCCAATATATCATCCGATACTGAAGCAGTATCAAAGCCTGCTGCTGTATCTAAATCTATATTATCTGCATATGTAGATTGAGTTTGTATTACGGTCTTCACAAAGTCCTCGCTTATAAGGAAACAAGGTTGACCTGTGTCTGTATCGTGATAATCTTCTAATTGAATTGAACCTCTACCAGTAGCCGCTTCAGTACCAGTTTCTAATTGGAATTGGTAACGCAATTGGTCTAAAGAGTATTTGTCTTCAGCTGCGTCTATCTCTTCCTGACCAGTATCTATTTGTTCAGAAGAGTATTCAAATCTAGTTACCCTCAATTTATAAACTGGTAAATTACCTAATTGGAAGAAAGGCTCTTGGTCTTCTACAAACTGAATTTCAAAAAATGAATTCATCAAAGGCATAAAGATAATATCACCTTCGTTTGGACGACCTTCGGTAATTAATGTATGGCGACTATCAACTTGGTCTTGCCATCTTCTTTTTGAAATGACAAAAGTTGTATCGTCTCTTAATTCTAAACCAAACTTATTAATTAATTCTTGTTGACCAGCAAATCCTTCAGTAGTTTCAAAATACATTTCAACCAAATATGAATCATCAAATCTGGAAGATGTATCTTCTCCTAATACTAGGTCTCTATTGACTAGTTTTCTTGGCAGGTAATATACGTCGTGACCATATATTTTTAAACCTTCAATTATAAGGTCTTCGTATAGTCTCTTTTCGGCAGTATTACCAATGCCATTTCCTGATTGGAAGTAGTGGTTAACTGGCATTGCATTATCCTATCATCATTGCTGGATTTAATTCGTATGATGACCTTAATTCTGATTCTAATTTGTCTTGTTCTTGTAAAGCTTGTGTATAAATTTCCTCACCTTTTAAGGTAACTCCACCTATCATAGCTACTCCAGCGAATTTACTTAAATTTGTCCCCCATTGTTTTTTAAATAGAGTAGTTGTATATCTCTTTAACCAAAGGTCATTATAAACATCTGTATAAGTGTTCGGGTCTAATTTTCTATATGCTTCGATAACTAGATATTCTCCAACGGCTAAATCATTTTTCCAATCCATATCAACCCACAATTTGTTATCGTGCATATTAAATCTGTATGGTTTTTCACCTACTAGTACGTGGTCAAGGAAATCCAAATGCCTTAAAACTACATCATAGTTAATAATAGATGTTGATGAAAAATCATATAGGTCGTTTAATCTTAATTGGTATCTAACATCAAATAGATTTAAATTTCCTTTATTAGAAAATGGAAAAATATTAATGACAGACATAACCGTTTCAGGTACAATTATATAATTGTTACCTTCTTTCCAGTTGGTCACCGTACTATCTTTACCAGTAACCGCTTCTGTACTATCAGCTGTTGCTCTATCTTTATCTGCTTGAGTTAATTGATATTTTAAATATGTTCTTTTAATACCATCATAGTGATATTGAGACCAATATTGTAATGCTTCGTCCAATCTATCTTCTAGTTGGTCGTCATCAGCATTTATCTCTATAACTGGCTTGCCTAAAGACCTCAAGGCATATTGTTTTAAATTTTCTCTGCTTGCTGGTTCTGCCATAATTGTTTCCTAACTTAACTCCCTATATTTATAAGAATTAAGCAGTTATCTGTATTTTTGGGAACAGATTATCCGTACAGAATAATTTAACATCTGGTTCTGGTAATCCTAGCGATAACATTACTCTAGGAGTATGTGGATTTTGTTGTTGGTGCTCACAATAATAGTTTTGAGCCTCTATAACATCTTCCTCTTTTGACCTTCCAGCGTATTTTCCTATTTTTTCCAAGTATTGTACTAGATTATATGTAGCTAGACCACATACTTTATTCAATTCTTTTTCAGTATTAATGTTACCAGCTGCTATCATACCTTTACTGAATATCTTTTTAGCCCAATCTGGCAATTCTCTAGGTTTAGTTGGTCTATACCATTCTGTTTCGTTAACAAACCACTCCGTTAATTCGTGGTCTTTCTTTAATAGTGGACTGAAATCGTGGAAAGCACCTGTGATTTTATTCTTACCAGCAATAACATCAAAACCATAAATTGGTCCGTCATTATTAAGATTTGGAAATAGACAAATATGGGCCATCCAAAGGCCCTTTTGTTTTCTTGCGTCCACTATATCAACGTGGGCTCTTCTACACTCTTTAGTTTTCCAAGTCCTATTAGTCCAAGTATCATTATTAAATCTCTCCATACCTGGTTCCGAATATTCGGTACCATACATATTCAAGATTTTTACTATCTCATCTGTAGTTTTTATTAATTTCTCCCAAATCATTCCATCAACTCTCTAAATAATTGTGTTGCGTAATCAAAACATAATAGCGCTTCATTTACTATATTCATTTGATAAGCATTGTAATAATTATTTATCTGTTCACGAATCACTCTTTTACATTCATTTGGATTTTTAAACTTAAACATCATACCAGGTCCAGGTACCTTTTTTCTAAGCATTTGACCACCAGATAAATCACCTAAATGTCTAACATAAATGTGAGCCATTAGTTTTTCGGGGTCATCTTTAATCTTCTCCATATGCTCTATATACCTTATTGTAGATGGACAAGTATATGGTTTTTCTTCTCTTTTCCATAATGATTTAAAATCTCTATCAATCCATTCCGCTCTTTCAATACCAGGCATCCATTTAAACAAGCCATTCGCCCTAGCATTTACCTCTAAAGGCGAATAACATTGTAAATTATTATAAAGAAAAGTAGCGTATAAATCTGGATCGATTTTACCTGACAACATTTCTTTTACAAAGGCTTGACGTTCAGCGTCTCTATGATGTTTCATAGTTGCTTCTACCAAGCCTTTGACCGTTTTATTTACTTCAACCACGCTACTCTTTTCCCTTCATTAATTCTTTGGTCGTGAATTTCTTTAGTTGCTGGATATCTCCAAGCCCAAATTGCCACTAACGCCATACTACCACCACTCCATAAAATTGCATTAAGATTATGTGTGCTGTGCCATAGAACAGCAACCGTACTTGCCATTACTATGACCATTGACCATTTAGCATAATTTGGAAAAACTCTATACTTCATCCAACCAGTTAAGAAAGGACCAAAGTATTTGTGATTGTATAACCACTTATGCATTTTTTCTGAACTCTTAGCAAAACAATAAGCCGCAAATACTAAAAAAATACTAAATGGAATCCCTGGAGTAACCACACCTATGTACGCCATACCTAAACTCAACATACCAAGAGTGTACCACATCCATTTTGGAAATCTACTCTTTTTTAATTCCATAACATTACCCCTCCTATCAGGATAACCATTGAACACCAAGTTATTAATGTAGTTAAGTAATATTTTAATGGTGTCTTAAAATAACCTTTACCTATCGCCAAGCATTTGTGCATTGGTGATAATATATAACCACAAAAATCAACAGCAAAAAACCAAGGTAAGTAAGCAAGTCCATAGACACTTACTAACAATACGGTTATGGCTGCGAACCGTGAGGAACTTCCTAATATGAAAGAACCTATAAAACTCATTAAACTAATTAACCAAAATCCTGTAGGTGATGTTATATCTAATCCTGAATTATATAATGTTTCGTGTATGAGAGGAGAATAAGCTGTAGCGTAATTTGCCATTACAATAATACCAGCAATAAAACCTAAAAGTTTCCAATCTATATAACTTAATATTTTCTTATAATCAAAAGTACCTGTTACCGACATATAATATAATGTTAGTAATCCAAATACCCATAAGAAATGGATACCTGCCATAACACCAGCAATACCTAATACATAAGGCACCACATATCTGGTTATTCTGCTTATCTTAATTTCTTTTTTAATTCCGTCTAATTCTATTCCATCTTCTTTTACAAAGAAAATTAAATAACCTAAAATAAAAGCAACCGAAACTGCAAGTAAAGGCCAAATAATTCCAAACCAAGCACCATAAGTTAAACCAAAAGCTGCCATAGGTAATATGACCGTCTTCTCTAATGGTGACCAAAAATAATAATGATGTGTACTTAAATAATCTATAACACCTAGTTTATGCCGTTCTTTTCCTCTAGGCGCCATACTATCTAATAGGCCTGCTGTTAAGGTGACTCGTCCTTTAATAGGTAAACAACCTGTTAAAGCACTTACTGAAGCTATTAATGCTTTTTTGGATTTTAATATTTTATGAAAATATCCATAAAAGTCTCCAAATAATTTATGTTCTTTTACTATACCAGCAATTATCATTATAAACGCCAATAAGAAAAGATAAACTTGTCCTTGTATAATTAAATTCATATGACCAACTTTGTTAAATCTGCTTCGGTTCCAATGTCTCCTTTAAAAAATGTATTAAAAGACATTGATACCCTAGGTGTATCAATTTCTGTTGTAGAAACTTCGTGTAATAATGTAGATGGAAATAAAATCAATCTACCTATTTCAAACTTAATAGCAACCTTTTGAGAATTGTAAGTATTACCTTCTTTGAATGCTGTTAAGTTTCCAAATACGGTATTAGTATCTCTATAAAATATTGTAGGTTGTCCTTCACCTTGATTGGAAGTACCGTGTACATATAATATAGCACTAATCAAACTATTTGGATGGTAATGTGTATGATGTTTGGTAAATTTTCTGTTTATATTAAACCAAGATTGTGTAATATATACTTGGCACTTGTCATCTACACCTAACTCATTACAAAATCTGTATAAATGTTTTTTACACCATATTTTTAATTTGGAAAATTGATGTTTGTTTAACATCTTCTTATTAGTAGTTGTGAAATTACCACCGTTATTGGGGTGCATATCAATATCATCTAATACTTTTCTTTCCTCTACCGAAAAATCATATAAATCATCTGACTTATATATTGGTGTTGCAAATACATTTTCAATCATTATTTTTCCTCATCTTGACAAATCATTTCATAACTCTTTTCAGTAAGAGGTACAAGTTGACCTAATGGTGTTCCCGATTTAACGGTATGTTCACCTTCTAATATATGCCAATCTAATTGTATATTTATCTCTTTGCTTAACGTAGGGTCCAGGATTCCCATAACATTTGAAAACTCAAAGTGGTCTGGATATGTTATAGGCAAAAATATAAATTTTAAACCTTTTGGTGCTACAACGTTCCAAGGTGTATGTATCTTAATAATACTCTTTAATGTATTTGGACTCCTTGGTATTAAACTCATAATATCATTTGTATGTGTATCTATTAAATTTCTAGGACCTATTGTCTCTTTGTTTACTTCCCATTTAAAACCAGGATTATCAGGCATTGTTTTAATTGTAAAATCAAACCAAGCACGGACAATGTAACCAGTTTTCATTAACTCAAACATTCCTGGACATCTATATGGATGGTCAAAATCTGTAAATAACTCTTTTACTCTTAAATAATCTTCCTTTGCTTTTTTAGTCCATTCTCTTCCTATTTCTTTTGCCTCTACTATAGGCATTAAATTAGATAGACCTTTTAATTTAGATACAAACTTAATTCTTTCCATATGATTCACTTAAATATTCATAATGATTTTTAAAAAATAATTTTGCTTGTTCTACTCTATTATATTGATTAGCAATAAAATATTTGGCATACTTCTCTATTTCATCTGGTAATTTTTTAGAATTAAAACCTCCACCTGCGTGTAGCATTGAAAACCATTGTGTTAAGTTAAACATTGAGGAACTTCTATAGAAAAAAGCAGTCTTATTAATTTGAATATCATTTATTAATTGTTGAGAAGGTTGTGGTAATTGTCTTTTAGATTGATTTCTAATTTCTTGCCAAAACGGTGTATCATCTTTTGTACTATAATAATAATGAGAAAATATAAATGCAAGTATCTCATCATTAATTTCATTAAAGTAACCATTAATCATTTCTTTTGATTGCCAATTATTGTTATTTAATAACTCTACAACTGCTCTAACAATACTAGTAGTCCAAGTAAGATTATTTGCTTCTAAAGGTTCTATAAAACCTGCAGCTAAACCTACAGCACATACATTTTTTAAAGCTATATGTTTATGTGTACCTGCTTTAATATCAATATGTAATGCTGTAGATTTATCTTCACCAATGCTGTCTCTCAATTCTTTTTCTGCCTGCTCTGGTGTTATATGTTTACTAGAATAACAATAACCGTTTCCTATTCTTTCATAGGTTGGTATTTGCCATCTCCAACCAGCGTTCATTGTAATTGCTTTTGTATATGGGTGGCATTCTTCTTTAGGATTTGTATATGATTTTGGCATTGCAACTGCCTTATCACATAATAAAATATCTTTATATGGTATATGTGGTTCTTTTAACGCACCTTCTAAAAGCATACTTTTAAAACCAGAACAATCAATATATAAATCTGCTTTATAAAAATTACCTTCCTCATCTATTAGTGCTTTTATTCCATTCTCATCTACTTTGTAATCTGTTATTTTTGTTTCAACTAATTTAAATCTATTTGTTGTACTTCTATAATTTACACAATGTTTAGCTAATACATCAACTATTTTTAAAGCATTGAAATGTACAGCACCATAACTTCGGTCTGCAATATTAAAATTAGTATCTAACCCATACCATTTTGGACTTATATTCTTTTTTGCCATTTGATAAGAAGGTTGAAATCTTGTCCACTCTTCATTACTTTTGGAACCAAAATAATCTGTAATAAGTAAGTGTTGACTAACTAAAGAATTTTCTGGTGGTTCATTATCAACAAAGTATTTGTTTTTAGTCCAACCATCTAACTCAACACCATATTTAAAAGTAGCATCCGTTGCCGACATCCAATCAACTGGATGTAATCCACAATCATATAAAAATTGTGCTGTTGCTGGTTGTGTGCCTTCTCCAACTCCGATAGGACCTTGGCGTTTATCTTCTATTAAAGTAATATTAGTATCTGGCATTAAATTTTTCAACATATAGGCAGCCGTCAGCCAGCCACTCGAACCACCTCCAAGAATTATTATATTTTTCATTATTGACCTATCCCAAACATTTTCCGATTTTTTTCTAATACAAAGATACCTAACCCATTCCAATAATCAGTTGAATCTTCTATTTTTCCAGTTATCTCTTCTTTATATAAAACTTTATATCCCATTTTCTTAATACTTTCTAGTGTTGGCACTCTAACATTATCCCAATTCCAATCATCTACTATAAAAACAAATTGGTTATCCATTGCCGAATCCCATTTAGGTAATATATCATTATGAATACTATGGTCACCATCATAAAATAATATATTAGATTTCCAAGGTAATTGTTTTAAATCAAACCCTAGAAAATCTCCTTGATAAATTTTAACCTCACTTTTACCAATATACTTTCTTAAATTCTTTACAAATATTTCCCTATCGTTTCCAACCTCTGCTTTTATATTCACTTCTGGCCTAGCAGGTGCTGTGTTCTTACCTTGCCAATTATCTACTGCAATTGCATAAATGGTATTATTATATAGTGCCGAACTAAAGATAGCTCCTTGAAAAACACCTAACTCCAAATATCTTGCTTCAGGCAATTCGCATAATTTGTTAACAAAATGTTTAACTTTTTCAGCTGTAAGACCTGGTAATGCTTTTACATCATTATTAATCTTTGATATTTTTGCTTTAGAGCTTGACAATGCTTTCTTAACGGCGTCTGCTAAATTGACTTTTGTATTCGCTTCCACTATTCTATCACATACATTACAATCCCAACAATTAAACTTACAATTTCGTATTGTTTCTCTCCAAACATTAATTCTTTTACCTGGAAATTTATTATCTTTTACATACTCCTCAAACTCTTCAAAGAGTATTGGATTATTTTGTTCGTACCTTTCAATGATACGCATTGTTTCAAATAGTCTAGGAACATTTTCCCTACCGTGCATTTTAACAACATCAATGTAAGTAAGTAATCTATCCCATTCTGCCTTCCAAGGTGGAAAGTTTGCAACTCTCCACATATATGCTGGGTCATTTTCTTCCCACATAGGGCAAGAGAAATAACTTATTTCTTGTCCAAAATAAGTAGGGTCGGTCATTCGTGACCGTGTATTATTATATAAAAAATGTTCGTCTTGTACAGGACAATTACCCCAACAACCTTCGTTGGCAAGTAAACTATACTTAACATCTACATTAAATTTCTTTTTACAATATACTCTTACATCTTGCATCCTTTTTAATGTATCTTCGTCTCTCATTAAATCTCTATCAAAGTTTATGTAATGAAAGCCTGCCTCTACTGCCTTAACAACCTCGTTAGGTCGTTGTACATTTCTTAAAATGGTATTCTTAACTAATACATCTGGATATGCTTTTTGAAATTTACCTGTTAACATCCATAGAGTATGGGGTATGGTAACTATTTTAACTCCTTTGTCATAGAGTTTCTTGTAATTTTTGATGAGTAAATCAAGGTTCCCCATTGTAGGGGGAACTTCGATATTATTAAATGTAGCGGATAAAGGGATACCTGTTTCTTTAGGTATTATAAGGGCATTATCTAATAGTAAATCAAATTGTGAATCTTTATAAACATCACCCATTGCGTCCTGTGAGAACGGTGGAATCCTAGATGTAAAATATACATCATAGATTAAATGTTTATGCTTTTTTAGGAAATTTAAGAAGTAATCAAATTGATCGGGACTTAATTTCGGATTTAATGGTACACTAAACATAATAAACTCATAGTAAAAACTCCCTTTCGGGCAAACAAAAAATTAATTAGAAATTAACTTTAGTAGTAGCAGGAGATGAAGCAACACCTTCAGCAACTCTTTGCTCTTCTCTTAATGAAACGCCTAATTCTGTATGTCTAAATGTATGTAATTGTTGAATTGTAGTACAAGCGTCCACAGAATCTTCTAATTTTTGTTGTTTCGCCAATTCAGTAGCGCAAGCAAGATTAAATGCAGCTACTTTAGTATCAATTTTACCAACAAGAGCAGCAACCGTAATACCTCTTTCAGTTGCAATCTTTGTTAATACTGGAATATCAGCAGCGTCAATACTATTGTTTGCATTCCAAGCAGCAGCTTCGGACTTTTGTGCTTCCCAAGTTGCTTTCTCTAATGCTGAAGCAGTAGAACCTACTAAAATTCTCCATCTTTGATTAAATCTATCTTTAATCATTTTTTTGAATATAACTTTTTGAATAGCAACACTAACTGATTTTGCGTCAGCGTCTAATGTTACCACCGTTTTAGCAGCTTCACCTGAATCCACTAATTGTGGAAAAGCGTCTGCTACATTGGTACCTGATCTAATTGAAATTGTTTCTGATTGTAAAGTTGCACCATCATATGTCATTTTAGGGTCTGCATAGATGATACCTCTTGCTGTTGTTGTATCAACTACTTCACCGTCCATATGGTCCAACATTACTCTAATGTCTTGTTGTTCGTCTTCTATTACGCTGATTGTATAACCACAATACTCACCGAATGGAGCGCACCAACCTGGTCTTGATTCTAATGAAGAAGTCCTATGTAGTACATATTGCTTTGCCATAAATTATTGTCCTTTAATTTCTTCGCTGGGTTGATGACTATATTTAATTTCTTTAGTCTCACCCTTTTCGTTATATTTATTATTTATAAGAGCGTTAGCGTTTTCAACCTGATTATTTAATAAAATATTCTCTGGTTTAACACTTTCAGGTATGCCTAATTGCTCTAGTCTTTCTTGGTCTTTCTTACCTGTATAACCAATTCTTAAATCGTTCCATTTCTTTTCTGCTACGATCTGCATTTGGTTATTCATTTTTGTACAATATTCAGTAGCTATTGATAACACCTCATCTTGTTGAGGTGGTTCTAACATTGCAATGGAATCAAGGTTACCTGAACCGATTCGGCCGTATGCCATAATTTCCATAGCAGATTGTTTAGCCATTCTTATAGTCCAATATTCTTTTTCTTGCTCTTCTTCCTTCTCTTTATTACCAAATACTTCAAGCAAAGGAGTACCATCTTTTAACTGATTCAATTTAGGGTCAGCAAGGAACTCTTTTATTAATTCCATTACACTATTCTTTTCTGCAATAGCATTTTCTTCATTTTTCTGGAACTTCCGTAAGTCTTTCTTAACATTCAAAATATCCATTTCAATATATTCTTTTTCATACTTATCGTCTGTAGCAGATAATCTAGCTTGTTCTTGGGCTAATTCTATTTCTTTTCTTTTTCGTTCCCATTCACAATGTAACCAAGCGTCTTGTCTTGTTTGTAATTCTCTAAACCATTGTTTAAGCATTTGGTATGGCGTTATCATAGAACGACCAATAAAATGCTTTATCTTAAATTTAGGATTGGCACCGCTAACCTTTTCCTCAGCGAATTCTATAATTTCATCATCTGTAAGTGGTTTGGTTAATGCGCCGTTAGCTTTCTTTTCATCCATAATATTGTCTCCTTCAATTATATATATAAACTTTTTAAGTACGCCAGCCGCAATGTCCTGAAGATTGTCCTGCTTGAGCAGTAGGTGCTAAACCTGATGGATCAGCTGTTCCAGTATTACTTGCATAATACCATTTGTGTGAACCATTATTTTGTAATCCGTTATATTCACCTAACATATATTGCCAATCTTGTCCCATAGAGAAGTTTTCCTCTCCGTTGTTTTGTCTTGGACGACCAACATTACCTGCGTTAGTATCGTTTGTTAAATTCCATTGTCTGTAAGTGTAACCACCTGAATATTCTCCTTCATTACCACCGTAACCAAGTCTATGTTTTGAAGGAATTCCTTTTTGTTGTCCGTGTTGACCCCATTGAGTTGAACTAGCAGCTGTATCATTACTATAATTCATTTTTCTACCACCACCATTATCCCAAGCGTAACCATAATCTTTATCAGAAAATGCTGAACATTGAGTTGTTAATGCACTTAAACCTAAATTACCTTGTCTGCATTCAGTTGTCATATTAAACTTATCAACGTTAGCTGAACCTGGACCACCACCAAATATATAAAGCACTTCGTGTTCTTTAAATACCGTACCTAAATCCATTCTTGAATTGTACATATCAAAAGCGGAATTGTGAGACTTACTTGTCTCATTGTACATATGAAATGCTGACATTCTACTTGAAGATGTTGAGTGAGCATTATCTGTAGGTGTTGAGAATAAGAAATAAGTTGTTGCATTATTTCCACCAGAAGTATATGAACCTGGATAATCCAGATTATCTCCTAAATTTGCTGATTGATCGTTATGATGATATGTTCTATGTACTGATTTCCAAGGAGAACCTGATTTATAACCTGCAAAGGTATAGCATACATTAATAATTTGTCTATATCTCCACAATGCACCTGAAGAAGTTAAATCTTTAAAACCTTGAGTATTTAAATAATTTCCCCAACCATTTGCTGTAACCGTTGAGTGGTACATATCCACCATATCGTTCATAGTATGCTTGTATAATTTTGGCGGCCAAGAAGCTTGACCTACTCTTGTTGAACCACCTATACAATACATATTTTGGAAATTGGCACTAGCCATATTTTGTTGAGTTGGTGTTGAGCCGTGTTGACCTCCACCGTGTGCTTCACCTACTGAACCGCCACCTCCTATTTCAGAAGTGTCATTACCTGTTCCAGTATATGCATTGGTACCAGAAAAATATCCTCTAAACTTATCTCTATAAGTATCTGATTCGTGTTGTGCTAATGTTCTAATACCAAATTCTGGACCACCAAGATTAGTATTACCAAAATTACTATTTGCTGTTCTAATTGTTTGGTCTTTGGATACGGCAGAACGTACAAATCCACCTCTAAACCCAATGATTGAGTTATTTGATCTTCTTGATTCGTTACGTCCGTGAATTGGTCCTGGTAAACTCATTACTTCTCCTGTACTTGAAATTTAGTATTTAGCTTATATTCTATATATAAAACTATTAACTTAATTCCTCGTAAGAAACAACTAATTCTAGTCTTGAAGCTGTAGAAGCACCCGCTCTTATTGAGTCTCCTTCTTCAAGATAGATAGATGAATTCTTATCAGAAATAACCAAAGTAGTGTTACCTGGTACGTTAATAGTAGAAGCTAAATTCCAGTCAGTAGAACCATCATAATAACTGCAAGTTACCGTAGTATCAGTACCAGCTATGTTTGAACATATGATACAATTTACTTTATAAACTTTATTTGAACTACCAGCATTACTTAAAATAGCTGTTGTAGTAGTTGTTCCTAAAGCTGCACCTACAGATTTACCTGTGATCGTTGCGACGTTTACTATATTTGGAGCTGCCATATTTTTTCCTTTTTAATCCTTTTATTATTTATCCTACCCGAAAACAATAGCGGCTGCTATCGCTTTACCCATTGAAATTCCACCTAGACCTGAAGCGAAATTAGCTCTTGTCATTTTTCTAACTGCTGTAGCTGAGGCGTCATATATTAAAAGTGTATCAGCGTCATTAACCGTTGCTTCTGCTGTACGACCAGATATTGGATCTGAATTAGTATCAACATAACTCTTAACTGCTTGTTCAGTTGGTACGGCAACATCACTATTACCAGCAAGTGTTCCGTCTGTACTAAACTCGTTAATCATTGCACCAATTTGAGCACCAATAGAACCTAGTTGTAATTCAGTTAGTCCAGAAAGGTTAAATGCGTCTGCATTCAATGTAGCAGTACCTGTAGCCTGGTCAACTCTAAATTGAGGACCTACTCTAAAGTTACCTGCTTGGTCAGTAGAAGTGAAATAACATCTACCTCCACTTAACTCGGTTGTCTCTTTTGATTGGTCAGCAGGTTGAGTCACCCCTACACTATTTGGATAATTTGTATCTGCATATGAACCTGTTCCTATGTGTAAGAAATCGTGACCTGTTAATCTAATATTAGAGAAATCACTTCTTACATTAACACTTACATTATTTGCAACTGGTGTAGTTGTTAATGTTATTTCTGAACCAATTTTAACCGTTGCTCTTTGGTTACTTGTATCTTCGTCTGTAACCGCTACAACAGCATAGTTTTTACCACCGTTTCCTACTGGAACTACTCCTAAACCATTTGATGATACATCATTGAAAATTGTAATTAAATCGGTAACTCTTGTAGTTGAACCGTTTTCACCATCTGAAGCTGTATATGATTGAGTTGTAACCACAGGAGATTGACCTGTAGTCCAAGCTGAGTTAACTAATATTTTGGTATTAATTATATCTTTAACTTTATTAAATACTGCAACTGCATATGTTCTTTCTGTAGCGTCTGCCAATTGTGATACAGCACCTACCCAATATTTACGAGCATACTCTTTTGTTAAATCTGCATTATCATTTGCCAAATCGGCAACTAAAGCGTCAACGGTATAACCTACGTCTCTTTCACATTTAATATGTCTTTCAGAAGTGTGAGCACCTGGATATGTGGTATCAAACCACGACATTGCTTCATCTTTAATAAATTCTTTGTTAGCAGAAATCAATGCTGAAGCGTTAGGCATTGCACCGTAATTAAATTCTATATTTGAACCAACTGAAATTTTACCTGCTGTTCCTAATGTTCCATCAGAAGAGTCTACTCTTATTAAATAACCTGTTTGACCTGAAATTGCATTTGTTGGTATAAATGTTCCAGCACTTGAATATGCACTAAAACCTGAAGTATCAACACTTGTACCACCAACGGTACTTGCTAATTCAAAAGTATTTGTTGCAACACTTTTAACAAAGTATTTGTTCCCATTTAATTGAGTCATACCTGCAACATCTTTAATCGTCACCTCATTACCATTTGATAATCCGTGAGAAGCTGATGTTACCACACCTGGGTTTGCTTGAGTCACCCCTGTTATTGTTTTGGCAGTTGTAAATTCTCCGCCAGTTGTATTAAGTGTAAATGTATAAGCTGTTGAACTTGAATCTAATCCGTTAACAACCTCACCTCTACTAAAAAGTCCTGTAATTGAATCTATTTGTAATTTTCTAGTTGATGTAACCGAACCTACTACCGTTGCTGTTGCACCTGAAGTAGCACCTGTTAGAGTATCACCGACTGCAACAGCGGTTACTCCTGAAAGTGTTGCAGCTTGGAATACTAATTCTTTTCCTCTTGCAACTATGGTTACTGGCGTTTCATCTGGATCTGTTCCTTGAGCATAAGCACCATATTCTCCGTAAGCATTACAACAATTACAACATCTTAATGTTGCACCTGAATCAGCTTCATAACCTTTATCACAATAATATGTAAATACTGATACTAACTCAGCACGAGCACCGTTTAATGCGTGAACTCCTTTACCGTCTGAATTGACCTGTGTAAAGTCATTTGCAAGCATTGATTTATAACCACTTGCTTGAGCGTCACCATCAATATATAAACCTGTAGTACCTGTATTAACAGAAGTACAATTTTGAATATATGGTGATGTAGTTGTAATTGCACCACTTGGATCTAAAGCAAAAACTTTAGCGCCGTTGTACATTCCTGTGAAAGTCATTTGTCGAACATTAACATTGTTGTTAACCAAAAACATTGTTGTTGTGTTATTAGCTTCTAGTGTTGCAACGTCGCAAGTTAATGCTGGAGCGCCACCGCCACCTAATACTGAATCGGCAATTGTAATTGTATCGTTTACTGCATAGTTAGCACCACCAAAAGTTGGTGTTACCGTTATTGTAGATGAACCGTCAATTACTACGGTTACTTTTAAACCTGAACCAGAACCACTTGATGTTGTTGCAACATTTGTATATGTTCCTGGTGTTCTTGAAGCATTGTTAGCACCTATTGTGTCAACCGTTTTTACTTCTGTTGAAGTTGCGTCTGAAGGCTCTACTCTTGCACCTCTTAATGAGTCACCTTGCATTGCTGTACCAGCTTTTAAGATAATTGGGAATTGCTCTTCATATGTTCCTTGATGAACTTCTATAATATCACCCATTGCTACCGTATCAACCGTAAATGTTAAATTTGCTGTTGAATTTCCTATATTTGCTAAAGCAATTGTTCCTGTATTTCCTTCTGTCCAACCATCACCATTGTTAACTATTGTAACCGTTGGAGTAGATGAACCGTCTGTAGTTACGTCAGCAGTTGTACCTGAAGATGAACCACCTGTTACCGCTACTCCTCTATATGTACCTGGAGTACCACCCGTACCACCTGCTATTGAAGTAATTTGACCAATACCGCTTGTTGAACAAGTATCAGCTGCGTGTTTAATTGTTGCAAAAGGTAATTCTAAAGTACCTGGATTTGTATCTGAACCATTTACTGAAACGTGATATTTGTTTCCAACTTCTTCTTTTGCATATAATAATCCTGTACCATCTTTATCTACTATTAATTTTTGTCCTGCACGACCAATTGATAATGCTTCACCTGAAACAGAACCTCTAACAATTATATCACCTTGCGTTGCTAATACACCTGCAGGATCACCTTGCGTGTATAATTCCCAATTGTCTCCTAAACCTGTTGGTAAAACACCAGCGACTACATCTTGTTTTGCTCTGTAAGTTGAATTTTGATAAATTACCGTTTCGCCTGGTTTGTAAGTTGAACCAGCAGCCCAAGTACCTTGTAAAGAAACTCCTTGAACTAATAAATCTGCATAAGAAGTATTTGAAGGTAATTGTCCAGCAGAAGTATCTACTTTCATTACATAGGTATTTCCACCGTATATAACTACGTGTCCTATTTTGTAAGCAGTACCACTTGACCAAGTACCTTGAGCACTATAACCAGTTGTTAAAACTTCCCAATAAGAAGTGTTGTTATATGGTGTTTGACCTGTTGCTGCTTGAATATTTACATATGAATAACCACCATAGGTAACTATATCACCAATTTGGTATGCTGTTCCAGAGGCATATGAATCCTCAAATTCTACACCGCCGACATATGTTGTAAATTTTGTTGTATCTAATACTGCTGAACTTGATGTATGAGCAGTTGTACAAATAAAAACACTTGCACCGTGTTTAACTAAATCGTTTACTTTATAGGCAGTTGAATTAGCGTGAGCACCTTTCCAATCGGTACCGCCTACCATTTCCTCCCATTTAGTAGCTGCTAAATCTGTAGCAAAAGTTCCTGATGTGTGATTTGTTTTACAAACATACGCTGAACCACCGTGTTTAACAACATCATCAACAACGTAAGTTGTTGTTGTAGCCCAATCGCCTTTCCATACAAATTTAATTCTACCTAATACAAAATCTGCCATTTGTTATCCTTTATCCGTTTGACTTCCAATTTCTTGTTGCACCATCTTGCTGACTTGCATAACTATAATCACCAAAATATTTTGCAACCAAATATCCATCTGCATTTAAATAATAAGTCAGTTTAATATCATCTACACGAACTTGCTGATAAAGTTGTCCTGATACGGTACCTTTAGCAGCGTCATTATTTGTCCCAGCAACTAATCCAGATAAACCACTTATAGGAATACCTGAACCATCTGATAGGTTGACCGTTGCGTTTTCAGTTAAGAAAACCCTGCTATATGTTAAAAGTCCATCAGCGTCCACTTTTAATCCGTGAAATGCTGAACTCGCTACCGTTAAGTTATTTTGTAGTGAAGTAGCAGCGGATGATGTTGCAACATAAGCCATTTAGTCTATAACCTTTTAATTCTATTATTTATACTATTTATATTATATTTATAAGTTTTCATTAACTAACTTCCAAAATACTTGCAAACGCCTCAACATCTGGTAGAGACGAATCAATATTATACTCAGCAACCACTCTCAAAACATCACTTGCTTCTAAATTTATTGGTTTATCTAAAACTAGAGTATTCTCAAAGTCAACTGAAGCTGATTTAATAATGTATTTAAATGTACTACCACCATCTATTGTAGCCATAACATCTACATTTGCTTGGTTGGTATTAGATTTATTTGAAATATATAAAGCGTGTATTACGGCAGTTGAACCACCTGGACAAGTATATAAATTACCAGCTGATGAATTTACTACACCAACCGTCATTCCTGCGTTTTTAAATGCTGAAGCCATTAACTACCAAACACAATGCCATAGGCTAATGCGTCTCCTTCTCCAGCAATTGTATCTCCAGACGGCGTTAAAAAATTACCAGTAGTTATTATCGTTCCTGTTACGTTTGGTATAGTTACCGTTGCGTCCTGTGATGGATTAGTTGCTGTTAGATATGTTTCAAAAGCGTCGGATGTTCCTTCAAATATAATATCTGAATTGTTTAATTTAATATCGTAAGTTGTTTCTGCGCCTGAAGCAGTAACCTGTTGTAAGTTAATTGCAGCTGCACCACCAACTTCTACAATATTATTAGAATTATCTCTACCATAAAATTTCTTATCGGCAAAGTTAACTGCTATCTCACCTTCTACCAAATCCGAGGTAGTTGGTATATCTGTCGCTGTAAACGATCTTTTTGGTTTAATAATTGTTGGCATAATCTAATTTATCCTGATAATGATGTTTTTCTTCTCTTTGGATATTTTTTTTTCTTTTTACTTTTTTTCTTTTTTTTAGGTTTTGTAGCTAAATTTTCATAACCACCAGTTAACCAGTTTGTAATTCTTTTTAAATCGCTTTCCATTTTTTGTAAAAAAGTCATTAGTAAGTACCTCCATCAATAGTGGTAACGGTTACATCACCTGAAGCAACCGTGAAATTATCAGAGCTGAAAGAAGCTACACCAATATTTGATGTACTTGCTAATTCGCCTGAAATGGTAAGAGCTGCGCCACCTGAACTTATAGCAGTATTAATTCCTGCACCTGCCAAAAATTCAAAAGTACCACCCACTCTCACTAAACCTGCTGTAGAAGTTTCGTCTGTTAAAGTAATTCCTTCTGCTAATTTATCACTAGCAATAGAACCTGCCAACATAGCATTTGTAATACCAGCTGCTTTAACTCTTAATTGGTCAGAAGAAACTTCTATTGAAGAGTCATCTGGATTAGCATCCATTTGGTTACCAGTTTTTGTTAAACCAGCACCTGCAGTAATTTGACCTGCACCAGAAAATTGTGCTACATCTAAATCGGTTGTTCCAAATGTTGGAGAACCTGTATGAGTAAACACATAACCATTGTTAGCGTTAGCAGAACCTTCTTCTACGAATACGAAAGCACCACCTGTTAATTCGGCAGGTTGGTCTTCTGGAGTTGCTCTTGTTAAAACAAAAGCAGTTGAACCATCACCAACCGTGGTAACTTTGTAAATACCATTATGTGAAGCGTCTGTTTGGTCTTTAACTAAAATTCTATCATTAACACTTGGAGTTGTTCCATCAAGTGTTAAAGCACCGTTTGATGTTGCTGTTAAAGTTGCACCAACACCACTTGTACCGTTATTATAGTTTGCAGCCAAATTAGCAGTTGTTCCTAATCTACAAGAAGGTTTAGTATCTAAACCTTGAGCGACTTGGTCAACATAAGCTTTGTTTGCAAGTGAAACATCCGAAAATCCTGCTCTATCTTCATAACCAGATGGAACTTGAATTGTTCCTGTTCCGTGTGGTGTTAAAGTAATATGTTTATTAGAAGCAGTTGTAGAAATATCTTGACCATTAATTGTTAGGTCATCAATTACTATTGATGTTATTCCTGCAATATCAGTTGTAGCTGCACCTAAAGTTAATGTAGATGAACCTAATGTAGTTGTTGGATTTGCAAGATTAGCATTTGTAATTCCAGCAGAACCAGATAAGTTAGCGTTTGTTAAATCTGGTGCTGTAATTGTTAATTCGTTTGCTGTTAGAGCAGTTGTTAAACCTGCACCACCAGTAAATGTAAATGTTTCGTTTGTTTGGTAATCTTCTGTTACGTTTGCGTCATCTTCAAAAGTTAAAACTTGGTCAACGGTTGCGAAATCTAAATTTCCTGAACCATCTGTTTTTAAAAATTGTCCTGTTGCACCATCACCGTCTGGTAATGTAAATGTAGTTGTTGAAGTTACCGAATTTGGTGCTTTTAAAGCAATGAAATTAGAACCGTTAGATGTTCCTTCATTTAATTTTAAAGTACCACCTGTTCCTGTAGCATTACCAATTATCCATTGGTCTACTGCTAAATTTGAATCTGTTATTACTCCTGATGAAGCTGTTACCGTACCGTGTACGTGATCCAGCATTGTGGAAAAATATTCACCGCCTATTACCGTGACGTCTAAAGCGTCACCATTACTATCTACGCCACCAGTACCTATATAAAATCTATCACCACCGTTTGCCTGTGTACCTGTACCATATGTATAAGCTGCTTCACCTAATTTTAATGTTGCTGGTGCTGTTGCTGTTGACGATCTTTTTAATTGAATTATTGTTGCCATATTCTACCTAAAAACTTCCGCCGTTAAAAGTTAATGTTCCTGTTGTGGTTACTATTTCCGTTCTTGCAACCCATTTGGAATCACTTGAACGGTATTGTAATAATGCACCATCATTTTGATTAGTTGTATCAACATCACCCAATAGTTTTAATTGTAGAGAAGCATTATCAGCTGCTTTACCTGAAGGCAAAGTAACCGAAACCTGTTTCGGTCCAGTTGAACTTGGTCTAATTTTTGCAGTTACGTCAGCCATTGATCTCTCTCTTTACTATATTTATAACAAAAGAGACTTGAAATTATGTGGTGACTTGAGGAGTTACCGTAATAATGCCTTCAATAACTCTAGTAACCTCTCCTGTGCTAGATGTTATTTCAAGGTCATATACATAACGGCCATCGGAAAGAGCTGTAGTTTGTGCTGGAGTTAACGATAACGTTACTACCCCCGTTAAAGGGTCAGCAGCTATCGTTGTAGATATGGTAGTCCTAGTCTTTGTTGATTCATAACCTTTAGCCATCTTTGCGACAGCTGTAAATCCTGTAAGATTAAATGCATTAGCATTTAAGTCCTTTACGGTTACGTCAGATGAAAAGCTTGCGCCTTGGTCTATATACAAATTTGCTCTAGCAGCCATTTAATTACTTCGTCTCTTCTGGTTTGGTCGTTTTAATACCTTCTAAAATCTTTTTATCGTAATAGTCAGTCAAAACCTGGATTTTCTCCAATTCCATTTCAATTCTAGTACGATTATTAATAATTTCTTGTCTCGCTACTATCCACCTTTTTACAGGTTCAGATAATTTCGCTTGGTCATATGATTTTCCATCAATTTTTATGATGTTCATTTCACTTTCTGCCATTGTTTCTCCTTAATTTAATCAATTATTCTATTACTATTTATACGACACCAAGGTTGACTTTTAAAGGAAAATTGATATAATAGGAACTATTATAAATAAATTTAGATATAATTAAATTGAAGGAATAAAAAAATGAAAAAATATATAATTTCCCTAGTGATGTTGTTATGGTCCCATACAGCATTCGCTGGTCAAACAAATATCATAAATGCAGGAAGTGACTCTGGAGCATTCCATCAAGTCCTAACTATGATTGGGAATAAAGTGGACCACAAATTTGTACAAGCAGGCAATCCAATAATTGCAAGTAAACATTTTGAAAAATCAAATGTCTTAACTATGTGGAGTACAGAATGGCCTGGTGACGAATCAATGCCGTCTGTAGTAATGGACAAAAACACAATCGTTGCTGTTCAAGCATATGAAACAATACTTTGTAGCCGCAAATACAATTCAATAGAAGAAATGTCTGGCCAAACGGTTAAGATAGCAACTTGGGGTGACTCACCTGTTATTAAAAAATTTCTTGATGGTTTAGGTATTGATTTTGTAATCGTACCTTACGGTGGAAGTGGTGATACCGTTAGAGGTTATCTAGGTAAAGACGCTGATACTATCTTTACAATTCAAACTAAACAATCTAAAGTGGAGGCAGACGGAAATTGTTTTGCTTTTAGTGCTAATGGTGATTTAGATTTTGCGTTTGTTGATGTATTATTAGCTGTTAATGCTGAAAATGGTGCTGTTGAAGAATTTAGAAATATAGTATTAGAATTATCAAATACTGAAGCGTGGCAAACTGCCTTTGAAGGTACAGCTACATATGTTTTAAATGATGATAATAAAGATTCACTTATTAATAAAGTGAACGCTGCTATAGAATTAAATAGTAATTAAAAATATTCAATACATTCCTGAAATTGTTTGTTAACGGTCTGATATGTTTTTTTCATATCAGATTCGTTAGCACCAGTTATAATAAAAGCTGTTCTAGCTTTTGCTGATACTATATGAACATAATCTGGAATTTCCATTTCAGGTTTTAACTTATGATTGGTTGCCACCAAATATTCTTTTAAATGAGATAAATCTTTTATATTTTTTATTTTGCCTGGTTTTAAATCAGACATAACCCAATATATTTGTTTATTATAAGATATAGGTTTACTTTCTAAAATTTTTGAAACTATTGTATTGCCGTGTACATCATCCATTTGTTGTAAACCTTGACCAATTCTTGGATTGCAATCTATCATTTTCATATCATTATCCCATTTATAAAAATCAGGTCCAGAAAAAAACATATTTTTTAAATGTAAAGTAGTTACCAATCTTTCAAAAAAATTATTAGATTTATTTCGTACATCTTCTGGTACATCTTTCTCATTAATACTCATCCATTCAATTGGTTTAGTTTCATATCTATATTTGTCAATTCTACCATACGCAATTTTACCTCTAAACCATAATACATTTCTTAAACTACCTTTTTCATTTACATAATAATATGGACCCCAAATGTAAGCTTCAGCTGGAAGTTGATCTTGAACCATATAATGATTAATACGATTATTAAATTTTGAATCTTTCCAACCTTTTACATTATTAGTAAAAAATTCAGTAGTACCAATTGAAAGTAAAAACTCTTTCTTATTTTTAAAAGAAACATAATTTAAGCCTTCAGCTTTTCCACCTGAACCAATAATAGGTTTTATTATAAAAGGACTTTCTTTATATCTATCTAAATCTCCTGGATTTGTAGGTATGATACTATAGGGTATTAAGTCTTGAAGACCTATAACACTACAAAAATCATCCATCTTTTTTTTATCAGATAAAACTTCAGCTGCTCTTTCTGATAGATTATTTAATCCCCATTTTTTCTCTAACTTAGCTTGTATTGGTAATAAACTTTCTGCAACCGTAAAAATTCTATCATAAGGTCCTTCAATTTTATCAAAGTCTTTGGTAACTACATCTACTTCCTGATTAATATTTTTCAATGCCCTTTCAAGGCATTCATATTTGTTCCAACCTCTTTTATATCCTATAATTAAATTACGCATTTAAATAGATAATGGTCATTACCAAAATCCTCCTTTTGTCTATAACCTAATTCAGTTAAAAAAATATAAGCATCCTTATTTGATATTTCTATATAAATTGATGGCATATATTTTCTTATTGTATTCTCAGCACCTGTTAATGCTTCTAATTCGTGACCTTCTACATCCATTTTAATAAAATCCACATTATGAAAATTATAACTATCTATTGTCTTGGTCTCAACAATAACATCTTCTGGTTTTTGTAAAATCTTTTCTTTTGTAAGTCTTTTAAATTCATAATCCATATCTTCAGCATTATAATGTAAAGTGGACATACCTGTAAAATAATTTATATACTTCATAGTTGCTGTACCTATCTTATCAGAAATTGCCACCTTATTTAAAACAACATTATCATTTTTTACATTTCTTATCCAACATTCAATATGTTGAGGTATTGGTTCAAATGATACCACGTCTGAAAATTCGGATGCAAGTCTTTTAGACCAAATGCCTACGTGAGCACCAATATCTAACGCTGTATTTCTTTTATAAATTTGTTTCATTGTGGATAAAAAAGGATTTAATTCATAACCCTTACCCCAACGCCAACCACATTGGTCTTCTTCTGGTATAAAACAATGTTTATCGTCTGTTAATTTCATCCGTATATTACCATTACTCTCATTAAGTTATCCCAAAACAAATCTGTTAAGAAAAATCCATATAGTATTGGAAAAGTATCTACTCTCTTTAAATAATAACCTATTATACTTAATACAATTAATGTTATTAATAACCACTCACTTACTGGATATATGTAAATACTCATTATAGAAATGAATAATACAATACCATACACCAATGTATTTTTATATTTCTTATATAGATGTGCTAATTGACCTAATAAATTAAAACAACTCCAAGATAATATCAAACAAATTATTAAAACAATTGGTATGTAATAAAGTATATTAGTAAAATGGGACATTGTTTCCACACCAAAAGTGAAACCTTTGGTTACAATTAGATAATAAACTAATACCTCACTACCCACAATAGGTATGCCAAGTACAATTAAAGGTAATAAGGAACTTAACGCACCACTATTATTTGCTGATTCGGCAGCCGCTATTTTCTTAATATCAGTTTTAACCAAGTTAGCACTTAAATAACTCCCTAAAATATTGGTTACTCCTGGAATAAGACCACACCAAAATCCAACAAAACTTCCTACACTTGTTGCTGGTAATGTACTAGGCGCATAACCAAATTTCTTAATCTCCTTTTGTCTACCAATTTTAACATCTTTAAATTTCATTAATTCAGGCACAATATACAACCCTATCATTACAGCACTAAAAGGAATACCTAAAGTTAAGTAATCAATACCAAATGTTCCCCAAGTTTCGTATGATGTGTTATCAAATCCTATCTTCGCTAATATTCCACCAAATATAAAAAGGGGTATTGTCTTCCATATCTTTTGTTTTGATAGAAGAGTTAATAATACAATTGCTACGCATATAATACCAAGTTGTAAGGTACTATTATAGAATTGAAATATACTATAGATACTTGGAAGAAATAATAAGAATAGACCTATTGCAAAGATAGACCCTATTGTACTTGAAATAGCGTTGCTGCTTACAGCAAGATGTCCTTTTCCTTTTAAGAATAAGTTATGTCCGTGCCTAGCAGTAGATACTGCTGAAGCGTCACCAGGTATTCCATATAAAATACCTGTTACCGAATTAGTATAATTCGTTGTAATAAGAAGTGAAATATAAAAGAGTAATATATTAAAAGGGTCTAAAGCAAATAGTAAAGGATATAATGTTGCAATTGCCAAAAATGGTCCTGCACCAGGTATAACTCCAAAAAGAACTCCTGATAATATTCCAAATAAACACCATAACAAAGAAAGCATTATTTTACTTTCCCATAATCCAACATATGTAAAAATAAATCTTTATCAAACTTTAAACAAATAACTAATAACATTATTCCATCTTTCATTGAGAAAACACTATGTCTTTTATTACCATTAAAATACCAAAGAGAACCACTATTACCTTTGATAAGTTTATCATCATATATCCATTTAAAGTGATATTCATTTGCATTGACAAATCCTACCAATCTAATTTCTTCATATTCAAAGTTATGTTTATTAACATCAAAATGATCTGGAAAGAAACTACCTCTATCCATACGTAGAAAATGGCACCGACCTAACCATCTAGCCCAAGGTTCTAAAATTTTTTGTAATTCTTTGCTTTCTTTATAGACAGGAGTTGGAACAATTATATCGTGGTTATGTATTTCTTGTCCAGTTTGGATTTCCCAATCTCTTAAACTTGTTAAATCAGGAACACCGTGGAGTCCACCATCAATACTGGTTACACTTAAACCCCAACGATTATTAGGTTTTTTTGGATTATATCTTTTCCAATCACCATCAAATGGTTTAATTTCTTCTAATAGTTTCTTTGAATTGAAACCTGGAAATTCTATCCAATCGGACATTGTATATAATCTGGCTAGCGCCTTTTCATCATTATTCATAACTATCCTATTATAACTAAATTCTAGTGAAAGTCAAGTCTTCGTCTTCTTCAATCAAATTTTTACTTATTGATTTGTGATACTCATTAAAAACTTCTTCATCAATCCAAATTTTAGTATGAATTACAGATTTTCCATCTTCATCTAATACTGAAAACTTATCTAATAAATTATCACCTTCCAATCTTCTTCTTTCTTCAGGTTTATCATTTGTAGTTGTAGTATCGTGAGCACCAAAAAATTCTTCCACACTTTCAAAGACCTTATCTGGATATCTTTTTGATGTAACCTTATATTTTACCGTAAATGCCATTTTTTTCTCCTATGTATATTTATGATAGTCCTCCCATAGATGTGGTTTATTCTGTGATTGTGTAAAATGTACAAGTTTTATATCTTTATGGAATTGACCTCCAAGATAAACATACATATTGCCTGAAGCTGCTTTATATTTCTTAGCCATCTTCATTTGCCATTTTTCTATATCTTTACCTACACCTAAAACTTCTTCATCAGCACACCATCTGGTAACCCAACTATTAGGTATTAAAACTAATTCTAATTTCTCTCTCACACTATCTTCCACAAAATGTTGTTCACCATTTACAGGACCTGTTGTTAAACCAATTTTAATATAATGAGATTGCCAATGTTCTATATTTGACATAAATTTATCAAAAATATATTTACAATCTTTTGGATAATATTTAAAAAAACCACCATTGATTTTATGTTCAGGTGTTTGTTCTCTCCACCAACCTGGTATAGCTACAAATTGTCCTCTCTTAATAGGAAATTCAAATACTTTTTTGTAATCATTGACTAACAACATATCTATGTCCATAACACAAATAGGTTCGTCTATATCTAATTGCATACCCCACATTTTATTCCATTGTAAGGCAATTCTTTTATCGTAAGGTTCTCTTATCCAAATAAATTCGCATTCAGGTAATTTTTTCTCTAGGTAAGTTTCATATTCAGGACCATATTTGTCGCCAATCCTGACACATAATATTTTCATAATTTATTCCCACTCAACATACTCTTCCAATTTACTTTCAGGCAATCTATATCCTTGTCCATAATTTTGGTCTTCAAAACCTAAACCTAACATAAAGGCTATCTTTTTAGAATCTCCATATTTTATAGGTTCTAATATTTTATTAGGATTTGATTTATCATAAAAAAAACATTTACAAAATGAAGCGTTAATACCTTTATTGTTTGCTAGCCAAGCCATACCAATGCCGTGCATAGCAGCTGATATATACCAATTTAAAGTCTCATCTTCTAATTTTGTATAGCCAAAAGTAGAAGAAGGATATGCTTGTTGTTTTTGTTTTTCAGTTGGTCGTCTTAATCGTTGTGTATAAACTAGCAAATAAGGTGCTCTAACTTGTTCATTGAATAAAAGTCCACCAAAAGTTTTACCTTTTAAACCTCTATTGACACCCTTTAATTGTCTTTCTCTCCATTCATCATAAAGACTTTTTAAAAGTTTAAAATTACCTTCGTGTTTACCTTTTGGTCTCCATTGATTCATTCCGTACTTATTCCATTCACCTGCTTCTTTTCTACCAGCTACGGTATGTAAAACCAATTTTTTCTTTTCTTCAAAATACTCGGGACCATAAATTTTAATATTATGTTCTGGTATATTATTTTTGTAAGGAACTAATTTATGAGCGTCATATAATAATTCTTCAATAGTTT